CTGTTCAAAAATTGACCAGTGTTCATGCTTGATGCAGTACTTAAGAAGTCCTGCTGCTGTTCCAAAATTAAGTTGATTGTTTGGATTACTTACACGAGCAATGTAAGAAATAACTTCTTGTGCATTATTATTAACAAGTTCTCCAGCACCTTGAGTAATCGCAATCAATTTAACATTATTCATCTGGTTCACCTTTCATATGCAGTAATTTAATAGCTTGATTTGCAAGCTTTTTGGCTTTACGAAGATAGCGTAATTCTTCTTCTTCGTACATCCAAGGTTGCTTCAAAGCTTTTTTTGAAAGTTTTCTTGTATCTTGAAATCTCATAGAGATAGAAATAGACCCTAGTATTATAGCCTAGAGTCTTGAATCTGTCAAGTTATTTTCTTATTGATGGGTTCGATCCACTACCTCTTCGACCACCCATACCGCCGCCAGCTGGTGCTGGTTTCGGTGCTGGTTTTGCAGCAGGTTTTGGCGCTCCACCATAACCAGGAAGAGGTCTTGCTGGCAAACTACCTGTTGACTTTAAAGTTACCTTTGCAGGATCTTTAACACCAATATCTTTATAATATTTTTGAGTGGATGCAAGTGCTGTTCTATATTCCCTCTTTGCTGCTGCAGCATCTCTTTCACGTTGTCCACCAATGCCTGTGGTTCTAGAAATATTTCTAAGGGCACCACCAAGACCAACATCTCTGGATGCAACAGAAGCTCTTGCCAAATAAACAGGTTTACCACCCTTATAGGCTAGATCTCCAACTTTACCTCCAGGAAGAAGCATTGTTTTAGGAAGTTGTGCTTTTGATTGAGTTTTAGCACCAGTTCCGACAATAGCAGATCCTGATCTTGCACCATAAACACCAGCTTGTGCAGCTACTTTTCTAGCCGAAGTAGTTCCAGCTTTCTGTCTTGCCCTTTCATAATCTTGTTCAGTAGGAGCTTTTGGAGTAACTCCTGTTAATTTATCAGATAAAGCACTAGCTCCAGAACCACCCAACACACTTCCCAAGATACCGCCAGTAACTGTTGCAGCTGCTCTACCAAGTGGATGTGGAATAGGAAGTGCCGCTCCTAATTTAGCACCTGTCATCCATCCTGCCTGCCCTCCAGCAGCAGATGCTGCTGCACCCGAACCTGCCTGAACTCTAGTCTGTCCAGCATCTCTTCTTTGCTTATAATCTAAAGCACCTAAACCAACATTCAAAGCACCAACTGCTGCCTGTCCTCTAGTTGGTCTAGGAATTCTAAATCCAGATGCTTTTGGTTTTGTAGCTAATCCAGTGCTAGATGTGGGAGTTTGTTGTCTGCGTTGTTTTGCAGCATCCCATGCTTGTCTTACTCTATCACCAAATCCTTGTTTTGGTTGTGATTGAGTTGTACGAGCTTGCTGTGCTTGATTATATGTTTGCTTAAACTGTGCTCTTTTTCTTCTTAAATTTTCACCAGCAGGTCCTAAATTCTTTACATATTTTTCAAAATCGGCATCACTCATGGTTTTCCAAGATCCAGTAGCACTCACTCCTGGTGAACCTGCTTCTGGACCATAACCACTAGCTTCTACAATAAAATCTGTAAATGTTTTCATCTACACTAAAACCTTTTTTTTATTTATCTTCTTTTCTTTTTAGGATCATCAGGCTTAGTGGCACCATAAAGTTTTGGATTAACTGTGCCCTTTGTCCATGACATAGACTGCAGAACTCCAGTTCCAAACTTATCATAATATGCATCAAAGATTTTTACTTGAGCATGAGATTGAACAATATCATAAAGTATAATACCATTCACCTTATAAGTGACAAGATAAGAATTTAATGGCAGATGTTTAGACTCTGCCATAACCTTATCACACTTTTCATGTAAAATTTTTACTCCACTTTTTTTTATTTCTTCCTTTTCATCTTTCGTCCAAATGGATGAAAGATCATACTCTGTTACCCCATTGGATAGAGGGGAAAGCTTCTCTGACGAGGTTGTGTGTGATTCGATATTTTTTGCCAAGATTCTTGTCCTTTACTAAACATACAATTTCTGCTTCATCTTGATGAAGTGCTTCAATCATTTGGATAAACAAAACCTCTTTTTTTGATTGCGTCATTTCATAATCACCACCTTCGATAAAGTGATAGAATTTTCTATACTCACTATTGATGCGAGTATGTTCGGTTCCTGCTGGCGCATCATTAGGTGTGTAAGGTACTTCACCCTCTGGTAAACAGCTTTTCAATGAAGTATCAAAATTCCAAATCAACAATGCCTTTAGTGCAGGACTTTCGTATTGTTGAAGGATAGAAGCTTTCTCTTCCTTCGTTTTAGCGTTTGATACTTTTTGTAGAATTTCCGAAATCAACGGATTGTTAGGTAATTTCATTTCAAGTTCCTCTGTAATTATTCGTCCTCCTCGTAGTCGAGGTATTCTGGGTTTTCAAAACTAAATGCAATAACTTCGTCTGGAATAAGTCTCCCGCTATCATCAAACATTTCTGGGTGAATGCTTTGCTTTTTAAAGTAATCTTTAGCTACCCATCCCACTAACCCACCGACAATCAAAAACATTAATGAAAATAAAACGGTGAATGTAATTGAAAACGCTAAGAGTTCCATCTTTTTTCTCCTTTATGTTTGTCTCTCACATTGAGAGAAAATTCAAAATAGATGGTTATTTCTTTTTTGAAGAAAGTCACCATCTTTCCAAACTTTATGAAAAATGTTTTTGGATCTGGTACTTTCCTCCTAGGACGAAGCATTAGCTCAACACCTTTATTTATCCTATCCACATTAACCCTTCACATAACCCTCGTTAATTAAATAGGCAACTGTGTCAGCACAACCTCCAAGTTGTTGGTCATCTAAAAGAACCTGTGGAAAAGTAGAACCCTCACCAAATTCCTTATAAAATTGTTCCTTTGTAAAATGCTCATCAAGATTATACACTATATGATCAAGATGTGCAAGTTCAAGAACTTGTTTAACCTTTACACAATAAGGACAGCCTGTTTTTGAATAAATTGTAAACTTCATTTTCATACAAAACTCCGTTAGTATTATAATTGATTTATGATATTATGTCAACTCTACATTTGGATCAGGAGGACGAGGAGTTGGTTTCCACATACATTCTGCGGCATCAAGTCCCCAGTTGCGATAGAAATCTTTACGATCTACAAATCCATTTTCATTAACAATTGTTCCATATCCATCATCACGGAACATCCAACGACCAACAGAATCGTCAAAATTAACCCAATCATTTAAGAAGTCATCTCTTCCCCATACTAAACAATATTCATTAATAAACGCACCATTTGGAAATTGATTTTTCCGATCATATTCAAGAGTACCAAATCGACAATTCTTATCTGATACTGGTTCAACAACATAAAAGCGCGATGGTTCTTGTTTTACAAGATATGTAATCCACTGCCAAATATCATTCGCAAGAATGTTTCCATCATAATCAAGTATGGGTTGACTTTCATCTTGTACAAACCCTCTTGTGTCTACCCATTCATCACATCCCCAATTGCATTGTTTACATGGACTGAATTGTGGACTTTCACCAAACCAAAAACCAATTTTCCATTTATCATAGGGGAAACACTTTCTTAGAACTTGTGATTTACATTCTCTTGATACAACTGTAAGTGCTTCATTATAAGGAACAGATGCATAGACAAAATCAAATGTATCAAAGTCTGAAACTTTAACCACTTTATTTTTATAAGTCCACACATCATTAATATGTTGATCTGGATATGAGACGACGGGAGCAATCATTGTATCTTTGATTGTAGTGATTGTCTCTGTCATTCTCTCATAACAACTTGAAATGTTTTCATTCAAGTTGGGATACTTTTCAAGATTATCATGAATGGATTCGACAAATGCACCAAGAACCCAAGAAATAATTTCTCTTTGAGGAAGTGCTTCTATACTACCAATTAAATCAAAAGCATTCCAAAAAAGATTTGAAAGAAACGATTGTCCTACTTCTTTATTATCTTGCTCTTGTAATTTTAAATAAATTTCTGGAATTGCAGAATTCATATTATTCTGTAACTCAGAAAGAAATGCGTTGAGTGTTTGAAAATTTGATACTAGTTTTTGATATTCCATAATTAATTTTGATAACATCCTCTAGGAACAATATGTATTTTTGGATTTATAGTTTTGAATGCTGTTATGAGATATTCACATGCAACTAAAGGATTGCAATGATCTCCACATGTGAATATATCAATAGCAGCATATTGCTTCTCGGGCCAAGTATGAATTGATAGATGTGACTCAGAAAGTAAACAAACTGCAGTAATTCCTTGTGGAGTAAACTCTATGGAAATTTCATCCATTAAAGTTGCATTAGATTGAATAATAGCTTCTCTTAAAGAAGCCATTATAAAATCTTTATTGTTTAATAATTTTGCATCTGAATCACACGCATCAAGTATATAATGCGTTCCTAATCGCTGTTCCAATACACTAATTTCAAGATTAAATTTATTTATTATGAAAATTGATGTAGCTGACCATTGTGATAGATGTACCAATCAATTCCTTTACCATCACTGTCGCCCGTCATTTCAATTTCTTCATCCAAATAACGAGCACCAGTTACAATACTAAAATAATCAGCAATTTGACGAACTTGAATTACAAGATTTTTAGGATCAAATTCTTCTTCATCCTTAAGTTCAAAGGTTCCTTGATAACCACCTTTTTCAATCGAATGGTAAATCATATAGACACCTTCAGGTTCACAAAGTTCATCCACATATTCACAAATGGCGGTGTCCTCATCATCATCTGCAGGAACATTATCTGCAATGTCTTCAGCAGTGTAGTATGTAAGACACTCCACCTCTTTCAAAAACAGAGGACTTTCTTCATCTTCAGTTTTACAAACACCAAAATACTGATCAGTATAAGCACCCCAACCAAGAGAACCATCAGTAATAGTATCCCAGGTAGGAAGATCGGACGGTTCATCCCACTTATGAACCTGTTCAGAAATTACATCTGCATCAAATTCAATTTCACCTTCTTCATTAAAGGTAAAATATTTTTCAATTTGCTCTGCAGTCAGTTCCACTGCACCAATTTCTCCAAGGTAGGTTCGTGACCACGGATGCTCACCACCAACCCAAACAGTGTATTCAGTCATAAGTAATAAAAAACCACCTAGGTATTCTAGATGGTTTGAGGTTATTTGTCAAGTGGTCTGCTGGAAGGAGGCTTCCAATCTTTAGGAGGTCTGAATAAGTTGGGGAAAGTATCTTGGATAATTTCCCTCAATTTATAATTATCAACCGATTGCAGGTGCTTTGAGGGCAACTGGTGTTGCTTCGACACTTGCAAGATCCAAAGGGAAGTTATGTGCGTTTCTCTCGTGCATTACCTCAAAGCCAAGGTTGGCACGGTTCAGAATATCAGCCCAGGTGTTGATAACACGACCTTCAGTATCGAGAAGGGACTGGTTGAAGTTAAAGCCGTTGAGGTTAAATGCCATGGTGCTAACACCAAGAGCAGCGAACCAAATGCCTACAACGGGCCAAGCGGCAAGGAAGAAGTGTAGTGAGCGAGAGTTATTAAAGGAAGCATATTGGAAAATAAGGCGTCCAAAATAGCCATGTGCAGCTACGATATTGTAGGTTTCTTCTTCTTGTCCAAACTTGTAACCGTAGTTTTGGGATTCGTTTTCAGTAGTCTCACGAACGAGTGAAGACGTAACCAGGCTTCCGTGCATAGCACTAAAGAGGCTGCCACCAAATACCCCAGCCACACCGAGCATATGGAACGGATGCATAAGGATATTGTGTTCTGCTTGGAAGACGAGCATGTAGTTAAACGTTCCCGAGATTCCGAGAGGCATTGCATCAGAGAAGGAACCTTGACCGAAAGGATAGACAAGGAACACTGCAGAAGCAGCGGCAACAGGAGCAGAGTAAGCAACACAGATCCAAGGACGCATCCCCAGACGATAAGAAAGTTCCCATTCACGACCCATGTAGGCATAGATACCAATCAGAAAGTGAAAGACGACCAGTTGGAAAGGACCACCATTGTACAGCCACTCATCAAGAGAAGCAGCTTCCCAAATGGGGTAAAAATGCAAGCCAATGGCATTGCTTGAAGGAACTACAGCACCCGAAATGATGTTGTTTCCGTACATGAGTGAACCAGCAACAGGTTCACGAATGCCATCAATGTCCACGGGAGGAGCAGCGATAAATGCAACGATGAAGCAAATTGTTGCGGCGAGAAGGCAGGGGATCATCAGAACGCCGAACCAACCCACATAGAGGCGGTTGTCGGTGCTGGTGACCCAGTTGCAGAATTGATCCCAAGTATTCAGTTGTCGTTGTTGAGCAATAGTAGCAGTCATTGTTTTAAGCAGTTAGTAAGACCATCAGGGAAATGGTGGAGATACTATGCTCCCCGCACCCTTAGCGGGGATATGAGAGACGGATTGGTAATCCTGCCTAGTCTCGGTCAAGCGGCAGGGTGTTAACAAAAATTAAAGAGTTGTTACATTCCTTAACTTGTTGTTGTATTTATTATAGCACTGTCAGAAAATGCTGTCAATACTCTAAATACAAGAGTATCATAAGTAACTCTAATGGCTAAGTCGCCCAATAAGAAAGGGAAGAAAGGCCCTTCTAAACAAAATCAAGGTAATGCGACTGCGAAGAAAGCAAAAAACGGTGGTAAGAAAAAATGATTCCTCTAATCCTGGCATCAGTTTTTACAGCTACCCCCATGGGCCCAGGTCAGGTGCCACATTTTATGAGAACCTGTGATAGAATTCGTATTCATGATCCTAAGACAGGAACTAATTGGATTCTTTGTATCAATGGGGTTTATCAATTTCCTAAGAATGGTAGACCACAAGATAGAAGTTTGCCACAACATAAACAACAACTAATTTAATCTTATGGAATTTATTGCTTTTTTGATTGTTGGATATGTGGAAATCAGTCCAGGTCAATGCAAACTTGAATATTTTCGTTACAACGATGTACACTCGCTAGTAATCCCGTGCCACGAGAATGGAACACTCCAAAGAGGGAGTGTTGGAATGATTCCATCCATAAAATACTTAAAGCCATAGATCATCACACTCGTCTTTACTTAGAGACGGGTGATTTTTGGCATGAGGAACAGGCACAAATATTACGAAAGTATGTCAAAGATTTAAAAGTTTGGATACATAAAGAAGAAGGTAGATGAAAAACCTAAAACTATTAGACAAACTTATTGTCACTATTGTAATAGGCACACTCGGATACGTTGGTGTAACATTTGCCAACTGTAACTTTCTAATACCAGGCTCTATGGAGAGAGCAGATGCTCTAGGGGGGTTAAAGAATCCTCCACCGCTAGAGTGCTCACAGTCAGTCACACAGGGTTACAACGCCCTCTTCACGCTATTCACAGCGTTGCTAGGATTAAAAGCAAAGATGGATGACTAAGAAACCCAGAGTTTACCCTCTGCTTTCCTGCGTCTGAGTAGTCCTGCCTCTACTTTACTGCCAGGATTGCGATACATCTCCAGCACCTTAGGCACATCATTCCACTTACGCTCCTTTAACGTGCGTGTAATAGTATTGAAGTTAGAAGCACCATAGAAACCTGCACCAAGATTATAAGCAAAAGAAAGTAAAGCCCCTCTTTGGTTGTCATTCATCTCGCTCCAATAAGGAATCTTTGTAAGTGCTGGAATAAATTTATTTTTTAAATCAAATTCCAATAATGTATCTGCATATTTTTGAGTGATTATTTTTCCAATTTTAAATGAAGAGCCATCAAAGTCTTTTGTACTTCCCCACCCTATTGTAATTGGCAATCCCCCAGTTAAAGGATCGGGATATGCATGTAAATGACATCCTTCAAATTCTTTAATTAAATCCACCCCAGATTTGGGTAGAACTACCCCACTTTGGGGTGGATTGGCAGGGTGTTCTACTTTTTTGCAGTAAAAATTCTTCCCCAACCAGTTTTATCTTTACCCTTCTCTAACCATCTTTGCATAAGTTCTGTCTTCTTATATACAGCTCTTTTACCATTAGTAACAGAACCACTATAGCCATCATTTAATGAACCATAAGGATCATTAACTACATAATCTTCACCTTGCTTACCAATTACGGTAAGCATGTGCCCGCCAGTAGGAGAAGATAAAGAGCCCCTATGGAGTATGCCAATAACCACTGGTCTACCAGCAGATAACTCACGATCAAGATCAGCAAACCCAAGATTATACTTAAATTCAGACTTAATTCCATAAGACTGTAGAACACGAGTTTGAACCGAGTGATCCGTTGAATCACCAATTGCAAAAACTTTTTGAACATAAGCATCATCACCTTTTGGCCCGTTAAGTGTACCTGGCTTAAAATATTCTAACACCATAGCACATGCAGATGAATTACAAGTTCTGTTAGCATCCCTGTAATTATCTGTTTGTGGAAACCAAGGTACATCAAGAACTGTTGATTTTGACTTTTCTGGTTGAGATCTATAAATTTTTACCCAATTTGCAGTATCTTCTAATAAAGGTGAATTCAATAAATCAACTTCAAGTTGTTCTACTGCAGCAACATGTTTGGGATTATTTTCGTCGTAATGTTTAAAAAAGTTATGAAGATCTATTTTCATTTGATTATTATCAACTATTCGTATTTATTACCTAACGTATTCTTCCAACTTATCTAGTAATAAATTCATATAACGATTTGCCAAATCTTTTGTTCGTTGATCATAAGGCTCATAATATATTTGATTTTTTAATTTTAAGATATGAACTTTCATTTCATTCTTATCTAACTGTCCCCTCGGCATACATAAAAAAGAACTCAGCAGTATTTAGTGCTGAGTTCTTTATTGTGTGGAAATCAAAAAATTCCAGGGATGATTTGTCCTGTAGTAAGGTAGGTGCCAACAGC